GGCCATTCGGTCATCTGGGGGGCGATAGACGCCGATACCACTTGGCTAGAGCTAGACGACGCCCTGAAGACCATCTGGCCGCACCCGGGCGGCGGCTTCCTGCGCTGCGACGCCGCCGTGATCGACTCCGGCGACGGGGGCCACGCCGATCTTGTGCATAGCTTCACGCGGCCCCGCTTTGGCCGCCGGATCGTGTCGGGCAAAGGGGCACCCGGCTTCGCCCGGCCCTTTATCCAGCGGTCTGGCATGAAGGGGAAACCGCTCTTCATTGTCGGGGTGGATGCGATCAAGGCCCAACTCTTCAACCGGCTGGCGCGGGGCAGCGGGGTCCGCTTCGCGGCGGACCTGTCCGCCACCTTCTTTGAGCAACTGACCTCTGAGCGCCGAGTCGTGCGCTATTTCAAAGGCCAGCCTATCCGCCGCTTTGAGCGGATTTCAGGCAAACGGGCCGAGTGCCTGGACTCGGTTGTCTATGCCTTGGCGGCCCGCCAGCTTGTCGGGGCGGACCTCGACCGGCGCGAAGCCGAAGTGCAGGCCGTGACCATGGCCAAGCCCGCCCCGGTTGTGGTTAGATCGAAGTGGCTGAATCGGTAGGGGGCAAGGATGGCCGACCGTCCTAAGATCGAAATTGACGATTGGATTCGCGTTGATGGCCGCGACTGCGTGGTGGCAAAGGTGCGAGAAGCAGGCAACTCGCATGGGGACTGCGAAGTGGTTTTGACACCCTCAAAACCGGCGAACCGAGATGTGCGCTGGACCGGACAAGATTGGGAATTTGTCGCCACTGCCGACTATGGTGGATATGCAGAGAAGAACGAACGTCTGAAGAGCGCGGTTGCCACCTTGAAGCGTGGACGATAGCCAAGCCCGCCCCGGTTGTGGTTAGATCGAAGTGGCTGAATCAGTAGGGGCAGGGCATGACGACCGCAGACTGGGCATTAGTCATCAGCATCTGTTCGGCTGTGGTTTCCCTTGCCGGATTTGTCTGGAATGTCTGGGCAAAATTCATTTACCCAAAGCCGAAGGTCCAAGTGAGCTTCGCCAAGATGTTTCTGATTGGCGAAGGCTGGGAAGATGGGCCGGAAACCGTCTGCATTACTGTGGGCAATCATGGCCCATCTGAAGTGACGATTAGATGCGCGACGGCAAGAAAACGCCGGAGATGGCTCTTTCGAAAGCCGAAAGAAATCGGGATGCTCAATCCTTACAAGAACTATCCCTATGATCTGGATTCTGACGGGCCCTATAGTGGCGGGCTTCCCAAAAAGCTGGCAGTTGGCGAAGAGTTTTCGCTCTATTTTCCTGTTGTCCGCGATTGGTTTGCGAAGGAAGAACTAGTCGATTTTGGGGTAAACGACACTTTCAATCGCTTGCATTGGGCACCGCGCCGAGACGTGCGAAAGACGCGGGCAAGTGTCATGTCCGACGCTTAGCCGCCGGTCGCGGACTCCCAGTTGCGGATCATAGAGTCCGACGCCTTCCCCTGACTGACCCATGCCAGCATATCCTTGGGGGCCGGGATGCCTTTGTTCCGCAGCATGATCTGCACGGCAAGGTGAGACAGGGCCAGCGGGAAGCGCCGGGCCACACCTTCAGCGAATAGCTGTTCTGCCTCTTGGCGGGCGGCTTCGACATCGCTCAAGACATTCAACATAGCAAGACTCCTGTAGGGGATTGAACGGGGCGGCGGGCCATCACCCCCGCCGCCCCTTGGCTTGGACCTGTCACCCCCCCGGTGAAGCAGGCCCCCGGTGAGGAGCCACCGGGCGGACGAGGACGACCGCAGGGCCGGGCATACCAACACTATTGACTCTAGGCAAGGCCTAAAGCATGGTGCGGACAACCTTGATAGGAGCCCCGCCCATGACCGACGAATCAATCCCCCCGCTGTTCACCCACGACGAGCCGGGAGTCGGCTTCACTGTCGGCACAGCCGCCCGGCGTATCGCCGAGCCGGGCGAAGAGGAATTTCCCGTGGCAACACAGCTTCGCGGCTTCGTCCAGCGTCAGCTTGTCCACGTTCGGGGCGTGAAGGGCTCTGGCCGCACGGCGCACAACCTCTTTGCGTGGTCTGACCTTGCAGCCGCCGCCGTGCTGCGGACGCTCACGCATTTGGGCATCGCGGACAACGAGGTTTTGCAGGCCTCTTCTCTCGCCTGCTACGCTTGGAACCTTGAAGACCAGACGCCGGTTCCGGGCGCTGGGCACCCGATCAGGGCGGCCCTGCATGGGCATGCCAAAGGCGAGTGGTGGCAGTTTCGCCTTGACGTGCTGGTGAACGCGCAAACCGGCAAGCGCACGATCAAGGCCCGGGTCTGCAACGCCGAGGACTCTTCCGTCTTCCCGATGCCCGAGAGCCCGGAAGACGTGCCTATGGCAAGCGTGCTTCTGCCCGTGTCGCGCTTTGCAGACCGAATCCTTCAGGGCTTCACGGTAGGCTGATCATGGCCTTCCCTTTCGCCCGACTCTTCCGCCGCACCGAGGCCGCACCGCTGGCCACCCGCCGCTTTGATGGCGCGGCGGGTGGCCGTCGGGCGTTTGGTCTTGGCACCATGGGGCGGCTGGGCACCGAGACGGCCTTGGCAGGCCCGACGCTTCGCGCCCGGGCAAGCTACCTTGCCGCGAACAACCCGTTCATAGCGAACGCCGTGGGCAACATCGTCGGGGCCATGGTGGGGGCTGGCATCGTTCCGACGCCCCAGCACCCGGACCCGGAAACGCGCAAGGTCCTGTCCGCCGTCTGGGGCGAGTGGATTGACGGGGCTGATGCCGAGGGTCGGACGGATGGCTACGGTCTTCAGGCCGCCGGGGGCCAAGACCTTGTGGTGAAGGGTGAAGCCTTCTTTCGGGTCATCGACACCGACGGGCTGCGCCTGCACTTGCTTCCGCCGGAACTGGTGGACGAGTCGCTGACACGCGATCTGGGCGGCGGGCGGTTCATCGTGTCGGGCGTGGAATTCAACGCCGATGGCACCCGGGCCGCCTATCACGTCCTGCCAGCGCGCCCCACTGACGTATTCGCCACCACGGGGACTCCGGTTCGCATCCCCGCCGAAGAGATGATCCACGTCTTCAAGCCGCTTGGCCCGGGACAGGTAAGGGGCGTTTCGTGGCTGGCCCCCGTCATCCTGTCCGCCGCCGAACTGGACAAGCTCGCCGATGCCCTGACCATGGGCGCGCAAGTGGCCGCCATGTTCGCGGGCTTCCTGACCAATACCAACGAAGTCGGGGGCGAAGACCCGTTCGGCGGCGACACGCAACCGAGTCTTGAGCCCGGCACGCTGCAACGCCTGTCTGGCGGCTGGGACATCAAGTTTGCGACCCCGGCCCAAGTGTCGCAAGTCGCCCCTATCCTGCGCCACAACCTGCGCCAGCTTGCCGCCGGGCTTGGCCTGCCGTCGCATCTTGTGGACGGCGATCTGAGCGACGCCAACTATTCCAGCTTGCGGGCTGGCCTGCTGCCCTTCCGTCAGCGGATGGAACAGGTCCAGTATCACGTCCTTGTCCCCCAGATGCTCAACCCGATCTGGCGGCGCGTGGTGGGCCATGCTGTCACGTCGGGTCAGATCGAAGCCCCCGACTATGAGTCCAATCCCCGGGCCTATCGGGCCGAATGGCTGCCCCCCGCCTTCATGCAGGTTGATCCGGCAAAGCAGGTCCAAGCCGACGTGGAAGAACTGGCCGCCGGGCTCACGTCGCGGCGCAAGCTGGTCGCGGCCCGGGGCTGGGCGCTGGACGATCTGGACGCCGAACTGGCCGCCGAAGGTTGGCAGAAGCCCGCCAAGACCGAAGGGGGCAAGCCCGATGCCTCTGAGCCCTGAAGAACGCCGCCACCGGGCCGCTGAATATGCCCGCCGGAAACGCCGCGAGGCAGCGGGCCACATTGAACCCCAAGGCCCACGCCTGACCGCCAACCCGTCCCGCGCATCGCACGTCCGCGACTACCAAACAGGCCGCACGTTCGGCCCCCAGACCGAGGTTTTCAGGAAATGCCTGAGACTGTTCACGCCCCGCTCTTGATCCGGCAGGCCAACTTCCGGGCCAACTCCTATGACCCGGAAACCCGGACATTTACCGCTGTCGTCGCCACGGAAACCCCGGTGGCGCGCCAAGACGTGCAAGGGCTGATCCTAGAAGTCCTTCCGGCCGATGCCTTCGATCTGGCGGCACAAAGCCTGCCCCTCCTGGACTCGCACAACACGGCCACCGTGCGGGCAACCCTTGGGCGTTCCCTGTCCATTCGGCGCGACGGAAATCAGATCGTCGCGCAGCTTCAGCTTTCTGCCGCCGATGACGTTGCCCCGATTGGGCAGCGCATTGCCGACGGCACCCTGTCCGGCGTGTCCATCGGATACCGGGTCGCAGGGTGGATTACCCGCCGCGAAGGTGGCCAGCGCATCAAGGCAGCAACCCGGGTCTTCCTTCGGGAAATCACCCTCACCAGCAACCCCGCCGATCCCAACTCGGGCGTGCGGCATGTCGAAAAGGAGGCCGTTGTGCCCAAGGACGTTCAAACCGAAGAGGGCCGTGCGCTGATCCGGCAAGTGGCCGCAGCCCACAATCTGCCGGAAGCGTGGATCACGCGCATGGAATCGGCGGGCGAGGAAGTCAGCGATGACGAGATTCGCCAGTCGGGCCGCGACGAAGCCGCCGCAATCCGGGCCGCCAAGCCCGCGCCGGTCCAGATCAGGACCGCCGCGCCTGCCGCCGAAGACCCTGCCGTGATCCTGTCGCATCAGGCTGAAGCTCTGGCCTGCCGCATGGCTGGCACGGCCCCCAGTGAAGCCGCCCGGCCCTTCATGGGCTATGGGCTGGTGGATCACGCCCGCGAGGCTCTGGCACGTTCTGGCGGGGCTGTCCGCACCATGGGCACCGAGGAACTGTTGCAGCGCGCCATGCACGGCACCAGCGACTTCCCCGAGCTTCTCTTGGGCGCGGGCAACCGCGTGCTGGCCAGCGCCTATCAACTGGCCCAATCGCCCCTGAAGAGCCTTGCCCGCCAGCGGACAGCCAACGATTTCCGCGCCCTGTCGATCTTGTCTGTCGGGGAATTTTCCGGCCTTCAGGAAGTGACTGAGCACGGCGAAATCAAGGCCATGACCACGGGCGAAGCGAAGGAAGGCTACGCGCTGAAGACCTTCGGCGGCACCTTCGCCTTGTCCCGGAAGGCCCTGATCAACGACGATCTGGGGGCCTTCGGTCGCTGGGGCGAGATGATGGGCCGGACGGCGGCAGAGACCGAGGCCGGGCAACTCATGGGCCTGTTGACCGCGAACGCGGGCGGCGGGGTCAAGCTGAGCGATGGGCAGAACCTCTTCCACGCCACGCACGGCAACCTTGCCGGGTCTGGTGGCGCGCTCATGGTGGCGACGCTGGACGCGGCCCGCAAGGCCATGCGGACCCAGAAGGGACTGGACGGCAAGACCCCGGTCAATGTGGTGCCCAAGTATCTGCTGGTAGGCCCGGCGCTGGAAACCGAAGCCGAGCAAGTCTTGGCGTCGCTCTATGCGGCTGACTCGGCCAGCGTGAACCCCTTCGCGGGCAAGCTGACTCTGCTGGTGGAACCCCGGATCACGGGTGCGGCGTGGTATGTCTTCGCGGACCCCGCCAGCGCCCCCGTGCTGGAATTTGCCTATTTGAGCAGCGCGCCGGGGCCGCAACTGTCCAGCCGCGACGGCTGGGAAGTCTTGGGCCGCGAATTCCGTGTCGTTTTGGACATCGGAGTCGGGGCCGTTGACCATCGCGGCGCGTATCGCAATCCGGGGGCCTGACCATGGCCTTGACCCTGAGCGAGCTTCAGGCCGCCCGTGACGAGCTCTTGCGCGCCCGCGCGCAGGGGGTCCGGCGGTTCAAAGACCAAAACGGGGAAGAGGTTGAATACCGCAGCGACGCGGAAATGGCCCGCGCCCTTGCCGCCCTTGATGCAGAGATCGTCGCCCATGCCGGGCGACGCCCTTCCCAAATCCGCTTCCAGACCAGCAAAGGAGTCTGACGTGAAGAACTATGTTCAACCGGGTGGCACGATCACCCTGACCGCCCCCGATGACATCACGTCGGGCCAGATCGTCGCCGTGGGCAGCCTTGTCGGGGTGGCCGCAGGGGACGCTGCCACGGGCGAAGACCTCGACCTTGTAACGGAAGGCGTCTTCACGCTGCCCAAGCCCTCGACCGAAGTCGTCGCCGTGGGAGACGTGCTCTACCTCGACGCGGGCGCGGGCGTCGCCACGCTTGACGATGACACCGGGGCCAATCCCCGTATCGGCATCGCCGTGACCGCCGCCGCGAACCCGTCCGCGACTGTCAACGTAAAGCTGGGCTGATAAGACCATGAAACCGGCCACCACCACCGAACTTGAGCGCCTTCGCCGCGCCCATGCCAAGGTTGCGAAACTGGTGGTGGCCGACTCCGTCTATGCACCGATCTTCGCCCGGCTTGAGGCGGAAATCGCCGATGCTGAAGCCATGCTGTCTGGCGACATCATCGCCCGCGCCCGCGCTATCGCCCGTCAGAGCGCCAGCGCCTGAATCGCTTGGGCCAGATGCTCAAGGCTTGCCCCGTGCCCGTAGCGTTCCCGCGTCAGCGTATGGCCGAACAGGTCGCGCCTGATCCGGTCATCTATGCCCGCCGCCAGCATCCGGTCTTCAAACGAATGACGAAGTGAGTAAAGAACGTGATCCGGCGACTCCATCAGACCATTGGACCGCATGAACTTGTTGACCGTGGCCGAGAGGCTGGGGTTGTCGGCATAGCGCGGGAAACCCTTGGGGCACTCCCTGAAGGCTTCAAGGCTGACGCCTGCCAAGGGGATGACCCGGCGGGCATAGGCGCTCTTCAACTGCCGCCCCACGGGCTCAATCGAAATGTGGGGCACCTTCTGGTCAAGCCTGATCTGGTCCGCCGTAAGGGCCGCCCCTTCGCTGGGGCGATAGCCCGTGTTGACCATACCCAAGACGATGCACCGGGCTTCTGTATTGAGCCCGGCCAGCGCGCCCGGGGCCAAGAGCTTGTCCTTAATCCACTTCACCGAGAACGGCGGCCTTGTGCGCTTCTCACCTTCCTTGAAGCTCAAATCCGTGAGCGGCAGCACCAGCCCGAGGCGCTTCATCTTGTTGATGGTCTTCATCACGTCGCCAAGGTGGATCAAGTCCTTGTTGGCGGAATTGGGGGTCAGGTCATCCGACTCCATCTTCTCAAGCCACCACTGGCGGAAATCCAGCATGTCTTCGCCGGAAATATCCGCCAGCGCCTTGTCGCCCACGACGGCGACGAAGTTTGCCACGGCCTTCTTTCGCGGGTTCTTCCAACGCCGCATCTGGTCTTCGCTCTTCCCCCGCGCCCGATCTGCGGCAAGGGTCCAGTAAAGCTCAAGCGCGCGGCTCACCGTGATCTTCGGTTCCGAAGCCCCGCCAAGGATGGCCGCCGCTTCGCGCTTGTCGGGCGCATCGTTGCGGACAGGAACGGCTTCGATCCGGGCCAGAAGCTCTTCGCGTGGCAGGGAAGCGACTTGCGGCGCGGGCAGGTAGCGATAGCCCCGGGCCGCCGCCAACTCACGGGCCGCTTCGAACCGCTTTTCCGCGTCGCCGGTATCCCCGGCCAGCTTGGCTTCCCAAGCCTCAATCATGTGCTGCCACGCCACAGGGGCCTTCTGATTGGCCACGGACGCGGAGTCGGTATGCAGGCTTATCCAGACTGTGACTCGCGGCTCTACGCGCCGGTATCGGAGCGGAACCCGCTTGCGCAGGTGGAACGTGGACGCCCGCCGGACGATGCTCAT